TCGGACCGAGATGGGGGAGGGGGATGTCACTGGCATTCGCAATAATCGATGATAAGTGGCGTCCACTTGTTTTCAAGACTCTCCAACATATAGGCGTTTTTAACCAGAAAACAGAAAAAGGGCTTCGCGGCTTGTTCAAGGAATTGTCTGAGGTATCGAAGAAGCATGGAGACATGCTCTTTGATGGTTATTACAAAGACTTGCAGAATTGGGAAAACTTAGGGGGTTACATTCCTGTACCACCGATGAGTACCTTGCGCGAAGATGCGATTTCGTGGGTGACAGGTGACAGCATGCACATGATGCCTGATCCCGCTACCGGGGAACTAAGCGAGCCGTACTTCCTGCGCAACTTTCGTGACGGTTGTGACAATTTCTGGGTGAAGGGGACGAATTTCAGTAGAGCGAACGATAAGGCATTAAGCATTGACGAGTATTCAAGGTCACCGTGGTTATGGATGAGCTCAGGCTCAAGCATGAGCACGTATGAGGCCCACAATAAGTCAGTGTATTATAAAGATCGGAATGGAAAGTGGCGGAAGACAAAGAAGACCAAGGCTCGAACTGGTCTGGCAGTGTCTGCCGCAGAAGTTAAGAGAACGTTGTTAACCAAGGACCCAAGTGAACTAGCTCAAAAGAACAAGTTCATACCGAAGCCGGAACCCGGTAAGGTACGTGGTGTGGTTAACTCTGAGCTCGAAATGTTCTGGCGCATGGACTATGTCTCAACGTGGTTGGAAATAGCGATGGGCAGGGGTAGTGGTGAAGGCCACCCCCAGACCTCGTTATTCTTCAACGCGCGACAAATGTTCGACATGTGGACCTCGATGGGTCTACAAGCCAACGATCCAAACACAATCAAGATACCTTTAGACCAATCTCACTTCGATTGGCAACAAAATATGCGCATGATACGCGCTTTCTGTGACAGTATTACCGCTCTCATTTTCGAACGAGCTCCAAACACACCAACTGAGGATGGGACCACAATCCGTGAGGATCTCCTCAATGTAATGGACTCAATCACGAAGGGGTTGACGGAATATCAAGGCTATGCCGAACTGGACGGTGAGAAGATCCCAATCGAGAAGGGGGTCTTGTCCGGGTGGAGATGGACTGCATTGATAGATACTGTTTGTAATTTGGCCGAAAT